AAAAAAAAGTCAAATCGCTTATTTTTGTTGGAGTTTAGATTCTCTCTTAATTCTCTCTGCATTAGTTTCATATAAGCCAGTTTGCTTAAAGTTTTCTTTCATTTGTATATGTGCTTTTTTCATCAAGCCATCTGCGTGTACTGACATAATCTTATTATACTATCTTCCCCAACAATGTTTACTACTATTCCAATGATGCCATCCATCATTGTACACTAACCAACTAGCAACAGCAGTAGATACTTTTGCATCAGTTCTTTTACTTGTAATGTTTAATTTGTCTTTTAACCAAGACCATGTGTTATCATTAAACTGCCATAGTCCAACATCCTTTGTACCATTTGTGTTCTTGCCAACTGCAGTTTCTATGCCAGAACTTTCGCAGTATATGACAAGTAATGCTTTCCTAGAATCATCCATAGTAAAATATTTATGGACAAGTGGTAACCACTCAACAACATGTTCTACTTTCTTATTAGTATCATCACACCATCTGTAATCTTGTAACATGTCGTAAGTCAATGGTCCAGTTATGTACATCATGCATGATAAGATAATGGATTCTAGTATGGTAACTCCTTGTACGCTTTTTTGTTACCTTTAAAATCTAACTCTGGATAATATTTCATTGTCACCTTTGGGTCTTTCCAAATGTCTGCTAACACACTTGCAGAATACCATTTAGGTTCTGCATTTTTATTATTAAAATACATAATACCTACCTTTACTTCTTTGTATTTACAACCTTTGTAATTCATCTCTTGTAATTTATAGTAATCAGATGCTTTTAATTTTTTTGTACCTTTAACTTCTATAAAAAATATATGTCCTTTTTGCACAACAATGTAATCAGGCAACAATAATATCTCTGTTGCATACCAAAACAAATCTAATTTATTAATTTTAGGGTCTGTTCCTATGCGTAAGTAATCTTTGTACTCAACTAATTCTATTTTTTTAAGGTATTTCTGCATAGCTAAATCTGCCATGTCTTGACCACTGTTTCTTAATTCGTAGGAGTCTGTATATTTACTCCCCACTAAAAGCATCCTTTAACATGTTTAGCAACATATTTTTATTTTTAATTCTTTGTTCCTCTAACATTTTAATAATGTCATTCACATCACCTAAACCACAAGTTTCAATAAATGATTTTTTAGTTTGTACAAATGTTATATCTACCTTGTAAAAATCTTCCCATCCAAGATATATTTTTCCCTCTGCACTAGGTAACATAAACTCTATGCCACCTCGTTCTTTGTCTATTGGTTTTATTATCCAATCATTTGTATTTATTTGTTGTTCATTAAATATACGCAATAAACCATCAAAGCCATAACTAGAAGGGGATTTCTTGTTGTTCTCCTCCTTGCTCTTTTGATTTGAGGAGTGCGTGACACTCTTTGTATTCCCACTGATAGATGTTTCCTTTTTTTGTTTGTTTGTATCTTTTTCCACAATATATGTTTCCTTCCTTGTCACTGTAAGTAATATTTCCTAATTTCTTACAATCATATTCTTGTTTGCATTTAGTATCTGGTGGTGGTGGTATATCAAAGTTGTGGTTAGGAAATCTTTCCTGCAACTTAGCTTTAAGTTTGTCCACATTAATAGATATACCATCTTCTATAGCCACTCTTTTGGACAATCAGTATCTCCCCATGCAGTCCAACCACAACCTTGATTACCTTGGTATGTGCTACAACTCCATGATGGTATCTTTGCAAATTTTTCATCACTTGCTTTCTTCTCTCTGTTGTCCTCTATCCAGTCTGGGCTATTACATTCTGGACATGCTCTAACAACTTTCGTTGTTACTTCACCAAATACTTCTTCAACAATTTCTTTGTCTGTTGTTTGTGCTATCTCATTGTCAATTCCCATGGCAGTAAACATATCTTCTGCTCTAGTTAAAAAGACATCCATATTTTCTTTAGTCCACAATTTAATATCTTTATCTGCTAATCCATTATTGACTAACTCATTGTAAGCATTACCTTTAATTGTTTGTCGCAGTGATTCATCAGGTATCATACCTTCAAGTAACTGATTAAGTTGTTTACCAACATCACCAGTCGCACTCTTCGGTTCTGCTACCATCTCATCAACAACTTTGTTCATAGCATCTTGTTCTTGCTTTGTAGGTTTCTTTACTGGCTTCTTCTCTACCTGAACTTTAGACATCTCCTCTTTGCTAGGTCTAGGTTTGTTTGCACCTTGATACATCCAGTTACTTAAACTTCTGCCTAGCGAACTCGTTTCGCAGTTTTCCATCCAAGCATCAGCGTTGGCAAATCCACCTTGTCCTTTAGTTTCTTGTGCAATACCAGTTGCTACTGGATGCGTATCATTTATATCTTTATAAATAGCTGACTTAATTGTTACACATGTTCCATCTTCTGTTATATGTACAACTTCTGTTTCTACTCTTCCATTCGGATAATCTTTCCAAAATTTTTTAAGTCGTTCCTCCACTGTTTCGTAATTGTCCAAGTTAAACTTAGCCATTATTCTTCCTCCTGTACTGTGTCAATACACTTGTAAACAAAATCTCTTGTCTTGTTTAGATGTTTTGCTATGCGTACTGCACTCCATCCCTCATTCTTTAATTTTTTAATTAACTTATTTCTTTGTTGTAACATAATTTTTTTATCATCTTCGTTTGCATCTATCAATTTTTGTACTGAAGATAGTTTGTTCATTAATTGTATTTCTTTCTCCATTTATTCTCCCTATATAATCTGTATCTAAAATAAATATTGTCTGTAAGCCAGTTGCTTATTGTCCATGCACCAATCATATAAACTGGCACTGACAAAAAGAACCAGAACTCCCATGTTTGTAACATTATTCCTCCTCTTTTTCGTTTGTATTATCCACTATACCATTTTGTATTTCCTGTGCAACTTTTAATGTGTTTTCATTATGGTCTGCAACAAATTCATCTAACAATTCTGATATTCGTTTTGTGTTTATCTTTGTAAGCATGATAGATTTTTCTACTTTTTGTCCACCACATGCGTTAGCTAACTTAATGCACCATGCTTTAAGTAATTTTGGCTCATCAAATATATTAGCCATCATTCCTCCTCTTCTATTCTTTTGTTTGTTTACTTAATTAGTTCTTGTTTGTTCATATCAAATATAGTGATAATGAAATGGTTGTTTCCACCACTGTCTTTTAATTCTCTGACTTTGCATTTAGCATCATCTTCTGAATCAAAGAACCACTCCATTGTTCCACCATAAATGGATATACTTTCTACTTTATACATAACTTCCTCTGTATAACCTTATATCCAGTATAACACATTATTCGTTTATATGTTGTGCTATTTTTTCTGCAATTAATAACCCACCACTATCGTTAGGTTCTATGTCATTAAAATAATCTTCAGGTTTTAATGTGTTTGTTATGTCTATATAACTAGCATTAATACCTCTGTTATTTAATCTTTTTATAGTGTCTTTCAGTTTTTCGTTATGTGTAGCAATTAGTTCTGGCAACAAGTGTTCCACTGGTTTCCAATCAGGTTTCCATGATGGGTTACCCTCATACAATCCTAAAAACACCACCTCTGCTTTTGGATAACGATAATTTAAAATAACTGCTATTGATTCTAGCTCTGTCATATATCCTGAATAATATGTACCATTTAATATTGGTATTAAGTCATAATTAATCTCTGAATAAATGTCTTCCTTAATCAACATAGTTTTTAAATTGTCTGGAGTGTCTTTGTCCAGTAATATATTTTTTCTATCTAATAAATTATTACCACCTACACTAATAACAAAGTGCGTTGTATCAGTAGAGAAACCACCTCTAATAGCAAAATCTAATACTTCGCTAGTTGTCACTCCATCTACTGAATCATTAGCTATAACATCATCTTCTAATAATGTTCTAACATGGTATTCAACATCATGATTTTCTACATACAATCTATTGTCTATGATGCTATCACCTAATAAGACTATGCTATTATTCATTAACCTCCTCATTGAATAAATCAGTTAATTGTCTTTTATATTGCATTGATTTAAGATGGATAAATTCGTTAGTTAATTTATTAAATAACTTCTCTCCATCTTCTTTGTCTTGCCATTTATTAACAACTGTTATAGCATCTTTAAGCTCTTCCAGTTGTTTAATTGTTTGTTCATCTTTCATTATTCCTCCTTTGTAATTTTGTACTCAATAGGGTTGCTATATCCTACTACTGTGTACTCGCCTGTCATTTGATTATCACTTACACATGTAATTATTTCATCAAACGCAGTGCTAGTTTCAGTAGGGTTGTAAGTATAAATTATTTTTACTTCTTCTATCTTTATATCCATTATTCCTCCAACATTTCTATTGTGCGTTCTACTGCACTTAGTAAATTTGTTTCACTATCAAATTCGCCATTATCACTATGTAATTGTTCATTAATATACATAGTTACAAATGATAAATTAGCT